AGTAATAGGAGTAATATCATGTAAACGATCTCCATCCATTTCGTATAGTTTATCGGGTGTACCAAATATAGCACGGGCAATCCTATCTGAATCACGCCATGTTCTTAAATCTCTAGCTGAACCGTCAAAAGCTGTGTTTACTCTAGTCGTGTATCCTCGCATGTTTTCAGGTTTCTGAGCGCGAAAACGCACTCGGTTACCGTCAAACCATTTATCACCTTCAGCAAACTGGGTGGTCTCCCTATGGAAACCCTGCTGAAATTCAAACTTTGCAAGTTTACTTGTCATTATCTAGTCATATTCTTAAGCATTACCGCATCAATTGTGGTAGCACTTCTAGCCGTATAAAAAAGAATATCAGTTGATCCTGATGTAGATGTTGCGGTAGGGACTGTTCCTCCAGCAAATTTAAACACAGAGTTAAAACCAATTGTTCGATTACCAGTAGCATCCTGAATTAAATAGTAGTGGCCCGATTGACCCGCATCCATATTACTAGGAGCGGCTAAAGTTCTATTGCCGCCTAATGTTACTAAGAAAATATTACCAGTATCAGCATCTGAAACAATAGAAGCTGCGTCAGTAAGAGTTGTAATAAAAGATTTTACAGCACTAGAAACTTTAACCATTGCCGCATCACCATAGGAAACTGTAGCAGCAAAACCAACTTCAGCATTAAATGTTTTAGCAGCAGTGATAGTGTCTGTAGCAGATACCTTTACATAACGAATATCACCAAGAGAAGTATCAGGAACTTCTGTGGCACATACTCCTACATTACGTACAGCAGCAGTTCCCAATCCAAGACCAGAAGAGTCTAGCTGAAAAACAGATGTACCATTAGTAAAGAAATAACCATTGCCTCCATTAGCAACTGTAACACCAGCGTTGCCAGCAACACGTAGGATCACCGCATTGGTTGCAGCATTGGTTGATACTGCATTTCTAATTGCATAGGTCTTAGAAGTATTAGGAATTAAAACAAAGATAGATGTATGGGCAGTTCCTATTGATCCAGAAAATTGTAGAATAGCAGACCTTGATTGATCTCCTGATCCTTGATTTTCTGATAGCGTAACGGTCGCAGCACTGCCTAAACTTACAGTGGTATAGCCAGCAACAGCTTCATCAACAAGACTAATAACACCATCATTGAGAACTTGTCCCCAAGTATTAGGATTATCACCATCACCTTGTTTAGTTAGCCTAATGTTTGTTGTAAAAGTTGAGGCCATATTAAATACCTTTTTCGTTGTTAAGTTTTAGTTTTTGAACTATTGATCCTACAAAATCAGGACCAGTACAGATTATTCCATCCTTTGTTATAAAGATAATTGTAAAAGTATCTTTACCTTTATAAATAGAAATAGGTGTACCATTCCTAGTTATCGCTGAAAATAAAAATTCTTCATTATGTTTGTTTATAGATTTTTCAATATCTTGAGCTTTTTTTTCAAAACAAAATACTTGTGCTATAGCTGGTGTTACAAACCAAAACATTAAAAAAAAGAATGTTAAAATATATTTCATTATTTCCTATCTCGCTGTAATTGGAGAGACGCCTGTACCACCAAAAGGATGTTCAGCAAAAGCTGTAAATATGTACTCGGAACCGTCCCCATTCATAGTGTTGTTACTACTGCGCCATTTAAAACCGTTTGAAAGAATATCAATATCACGACTTCCCCCAATTCCATTAAACTCAGCAACACCATTGTCCGGGCGAAGAACTCTACCTCCCACATTTATTGGATCTCGTTGCGTATCCCATATTACCCAATCATCAACAGAAGTATACTCCTTTACCAACACAAAAGCGGGACGCATACCTGTAAAAATAAATGGCCCATCTGCATTTGCATTACCAGTGTATTTTCCAATTGCATTAAAGCCGGGAACACTTGCAAAAGCATAAGCAACATATGTATCACCACTTGCATTTACACCATTATCTGTTCCTATTGAAAAAACAGTTGAGGTAGGTGACGTGCTATTCCAAAAAGTAGCATCAGTTCCTACTGCACTAGTAGAGTCTAAATTTAAATACTTTGTGTTACCTCCAAGCCCGTTATGATAAACTGCCCATTCATTTTCAGCATCGCGTCTTTTAATTATAATCATTGCAGGGGCAGCACCTAATCCATGACCAATAGTAGCATTTGAACCTGTACCTGTGTAAGTACTTATTGAAATACCGGCTGCTTGACTAACAGATGTTGTTGTTGTATTAATTGTTCCTGCAGTATTTGAAGACCCGGCTCCTCCTTGTGTATGCCATTGCCAAGCTACATAATTTTCCGAACTAGTATTAACAATAACATCGTCGCCTAAAGCAAAACCATCTGATTCAAAACCCGTAAGAGTATCTGCGTTAGTGTCTTCAATTGCCCTATTATTAGATGATAGAACCTTAGTTGCTCCACGAGTTACGTCAAACAGTGCATAAGAGTCTGCCGCAGTTCTATTTTTAATCCAAGCAAAGTCAGGCAAAAACGTACTGTTTGCAGATTGATTAATAGATTGTGTTGAGCCATTGCCTATGTAAAGAGTAGTTTGAAAATTAGTTGAGCCGTCAGCAATAGCAGGAGCCGCTAGGTTAGCAGTGTTAAGTGCTTTAAAACCTGATGTCGGAGTATTTACAAAAGACCTTTGTCCAAAGTTAAGAGATACCGAAGTATCGTTTGCGTAAACATGTGGAAAATAATCTATAGTTCCATCATTCATACCGGAAATGTCAATTGATCCTTGAGTAGCATTGTTCTTAAAAAACTCTATAGTAGAGTCATTGAAGTTTGTTTCAACACGAATTACATCGCCATTGGTAAATGATGCACCATAAGAACTTGTAGTTGGTGAGCCTGTACCTGACGAAGAACTTATTCTTTTTTCTCCAGTATTTAAATATTGAGCAAGTGGCCCTTGCGTTTCAGAATTGTTAAGATCAACATTAAGTGCGCTCCATCCAAACTGTGCGGACCCATCTGGACTAGAAGTTAATGTTGCTTCATATACCCATTTACCACCATTTAACCTTACACCAAAAGCACTACGAGCAGCGTTGTTTTCTAGTTTGTCAATGTCAAGATTGCCATTACTAAGAGCGACTGATCTATAAGTTGTTGCACGTTGGTCTAATGGATTTAGCGTTGTATAGTTTTTCAATGGAGTATCTAACATCTGATCTACAGTGGTAAATCCTGATGCAGACCATGCTCCACCATCGCCAGTATTAACTCCAAAGTTACTTGAGTTTGCAAATTTAAGGTATGTGTCTCCTGCTGCTACTGATTGTGGTACCCAAACTCCATCGTCGTTAGTCTCACCAAAATTTGTATAAGCGTTGGTTCCAGATTGAAGATGGACTTCAGCAGCGTAGCCATCAAAATCATCAAACAAATTTTGATTATTAAGTCTTGTTGTAGTAAGTGATCCATGACTTACACCATTAACAAATAAACCATTATTTGAAACATGCACATGATACCAAGCACCGGGATCACGAAACACAGCGGTTGATGATGTTCCTTCAGCTTCAAGCGTATCATTACTGTTAAAATGTATTTCACCATTGCTTGATCCAAGTATCATATTTTCAGACCCAAGCTCACCTCTTTTTATCCATGCACTAAATGTCCACGGTGGGTCTAAAGTGTATGTTCGAGACAACTGTGGGCTGTCGCTATCGTTAAAACGTACCGATTGGTCAATTGAAAATGCACTAGCCTGACTTATAGCACCCATCATTATGTTATGAAATACCATTATTTATTAGCCAAGCTTAAATGTTTTTGTGTTAGACATTTTATTTTCCTATTAAGGTGCAGTCGGCCACGTTATATCAGAAGGGTCTGAAGTATTAGCAGGTAAATCTCTAAGGGCTTTTCGATAAGCTTTTTCAGCATCCGACATTGCACGGTCTGACGAGGCCATCCAATCTGTTTCTGTTAAAAGCTCGTTTCTTTGAGAACGCAAGTTCTCCCAGTGTCCAGCCAGACGACTAGAAATTTCTGCATCTGTCATGGATCGTTTTGTCTGTGTTGAAGTAACTTTATCTGAACCAATAACAGTATCTTCTCCATCTATAACTTCATTAACACCTAATGATACACTAACTTCAATATACGGCAACCAGCCAATACCTTTTAAAAACGGCAGATCATTTGCAGACAAGACCAGACCAGATATATTTTTCCAATTTTTTGGTAGGCTTCCTCGAAAATCTACGCTGCCAGATTCAATATGCGCGAACACTGTATAATCTCCTTAATTTGAGCAAAAGGAACATTCCAATTACCATGTTTTTCTTGACGAAATAGACGAACTTTATTATACCACGGAGTTGTCTCCTGCGGAAGCGCCCATAAATAGTAAGGCAGTACTGGTGTGACAATCCATGTCTCCACGCCCATAGCAGCAGCTAGATGTGCTACACTGGTACAGCTTGTGATTACTCGTTCGCACGAACTAATTGCCTTACGAGTAGCAGCCCAATCGGACAGGTCTACTTTGCGTACCCAATCAGGACACTTTTCTGACCCTTCATCACGTTGCAGGGAAATACAGTTCTGCCCTTCAAAAGCATCAAACATTAATTCAGCCGGGAAAAGCCTGTGCTGCTCATGTTCAAACTGAGGGTTGCCCTGCCAACGAAGACCTGTTTGGCCTTTGATTGTTTTAGCTGTCCGCTCTATGTAAGGAGAGCCATCTATGTTGTCATATTCCCAGCGGAGTACCGTAATGGCAGACATACTTGGAACCCAAAAATCACAGTCAATTCCGCCAGCGGCATCAGTCGTGACATATTGAATGCCGGGAATTAGGCCAAACAACTCACGAGAACATGCCACAATGCTTGGTTCAATTTCGCGAATGTATCGCATCCCATGTATTTGGTCGCCTAATCCGCCTTCAAGCACCAACATGATTTTTCCTTGTGCTTTACCATCCCAGATAGGAGCCGGGTTGCCGCAGTGTTGATTGCCATACACGTTAATATTCCGACCAGCGTCTAACAAATTTTGTCCGGCTAAAAGATTTCCGTGGCGCATCTCATACCACCCACGATTAAAAGCTGCACGTGGGCAGTTTGGGTCATCTTCTTTAAGTTGCTCAGACAATAACCAACCAAGATTAAAATCTCCGGCAATGCCAGCAGCTAACTGTTTATCAAGGGTAGATTTTTCCATTTTTATTTACCCGCCTTTGATGGCAAACCCATTTTGAGGTGTCTGTGCGATTTCAGTCCAATCCGTATCAGACCCAATCTGAACTGGGCTAGATTTGTCCGTTGTTGAACCGTCTCCAAGCGCGCCGTACCTCGCTTCTCCCCAAGTCCACAATGTCCCATCAGTTCTGAGAGCCATGCTGCTATCTAATCCTAGCTCTAACTTAGACCAGTTAGTATCACTTCCTACTTGAACGGGGCTGCTAACTTCTGTCGTATTACCTGTTCCTAGCTGTCCTTTACTGTTTGCCCCCCACATCCACAAAGTTCCATTGCTGGCTATACCACCACTGTGATAACCTCCGGCACGTACAGTTACCCAAGTAGTTAACGATCCAATTTGAACCGGGCTGCTGCGGTTGGTGGTTGAGCCATCTCCCAGCCGTCCATTTACATTTCGGCCCATAGCATAAAGCGTCCCATTATCGAGACGGCAAATTGCGTGTTCTCCGGTTATGCTTGCTGTATGCCACGTTGTTAAACTGCCAATTTGAACGGGGCTGCTACGCTCGGTGGTATCACCACTTCCAGTTTGACCATAATTATTAGCTCCCCAACCAAACAGTGTTCCGCCAGTAGTAACTCCTAAAACACCATATCCACCATTTAGACTTTCCCATGTGGTCAGCGATCCTATTTGAATCGGACTAGACGCGGCGGTAGTATTTCCCCGACCATTTTGCCCGTTTGAGCCTGAACCCCAACTCCACGCGGTGCCGTCTGTTTTGACCGCTAGTGTCCCATCTATAACTGTACTTATAGTCCTCGCCCAATTCGTCAGGCTACCAATTTGAGTAGGAACGCTTCGTACATCGGTATCTCCTAGACCTAGACGACCGCTACCGTTGCTACCCCAACCGTATAATTTATAGCTATCGGTAACAGCCCAAGCTCCATAATAGCCACCATAAAAAGTATTTGCCCAGTCACTTACGTCGTCTCCTATTTGTACGGGGGCTGAAACAGAATCATCACTGTTGTTTCCAACAGCATTATTATAATTCCTTCCCCAACCATAAAGCGCGACAGCTCCTCCTCCAGAAGAGCCCGCAGCACCCATCATAAGTTTTCTAGAATTTGACATATTATGCGCTGGCCGTGCTTGCAATCATACCGTGCCAGATTGTGCCGCCATCAATAGTTATAAACACCAGTAAATCTGTACCGGCTTCAGTTAAAGTTGGCGCAGTTCCACCCGGCCAATCAACAGTGCCGGGCCAGTTTACCGTTTGTGATCCGCCATTAACAAGTATTAAAGTAAAAGCACAGGCTTCATCACTTGCTGTTGGATTACTAAATACAAATGTATTTGTAGATGAAGAAACAGTGGCGCTTGCACTATTACCATTTACAAGATTAACCGTTCTAGTTCCACCTGAACTACCCAAGGCTTGTGTTACTTCGCCATAATCTTTTAAGTTTACACGGTTAACTATATTGTCTGCACCAGATAATGCAGCGCCCAATACAATACCACCTTCAGCACTTACAGCACCACTTACACGAACAGTGCCTAAGAAGCCTGAGTTGCCTGTTATAGTTGTAGCACCTGTTACTTTAAGTGTGCCGACTAATTGTGAGTTTCCGCTAATACATACATCATCGTTAAACTCTGCTTTTCCACCTACAACTAAACCTGCTTCTAAAGAAGCTGCACCACTAACTCGAATAGTACCAAGGAAACCTGTATTACCTGTTATAGTTGTAGCACCTGTTACATTAAGTGTACCTTCTAATGATGTTGGTCCACTTACACGAACAGTACCTAAGAAGCCTGAGTTGCCTGTTATAGTTGTAGCGCCTGTTACTTTAAGTGTACCAACTAATTGTGTATTACCACTAACACACACATCATCGTTAAACTCTGCTTTTCCACCTACAACTAAACCTGCTTCTAAACTTGTAGCACCACTAACCCTAACTGTTCCAAGAAAACCTGAGTTGCCTGTTATAGTTGTAGCACCTGTTACTTTAAGTGTACCAATTAATTGTGTATCACCACTAACACACACATCGTCATTAAATTCTACTTTGTCTCCAAATGTTTTATTAGTAAAGGTTTGTGTTGCTGCTATACCTGCTAATGTATCTGCACTTGCAGGCATTAGTAAATCTATATTACCAGAAAATGCTGAATGAGGCGGAGCTTTTAATGCGGCATAATGTGCATTATTAGATTCACAATACATTCTAAGTTCTGACTGTGAACCTGTATTTTTTAAAGATATAATACCTCCACCAATACTTAATGTGCCACCTATAATAGCATTACCACTTACTGATACATCATCTTCAAACTCTGCTTTACCTGTTGTAATTAATGTACCACCTATTGATGTATTACCTGCAACAACTAATGTACTAGCTAAAGATGTAGCACCACTAACTCTTACAGTTCCTAAGAAACCTGAGTCACCGGTTATTGTTGTTGTTCCTGTAATCTTAGCGGTACCACCTATTGATATATTACTTACTACATCTAATGTACCACCTACTCCTAGATTTGCTGTCATAGTAGTATTACCTACAATAGTAGCGGTACCACCTACAAATAAAGTACCACCTATAGTAGCATTATTAACAGATATGTTTCCTGTAACAACTATAGGCACGTTTGTTAAGTTTGCACCATCTCC